ATTCCAAAACCAAACTTCTGCTGATCCTGTAACACTAAAACCTTGATTTAAAGATTCTTTGTTAATATCTAATGAGTTTAAAGAAACAGAATCAGACTCAACAGTACCCCCATGGTGACCAGCAATTGTATTAGAACCATGATAAGTATTGCCCGTATTCGTCCAACCCGTTGTAAAGTCTTGCGATACAAGGTTACCAGTCGTGTCAGCATAAGCAAAATTACTTAGACTTAGTATTAGAGTTAGCTTTATTAAATTCTTTTTCAAATTTTATAGCCTCCTTCTTTTCCTGTTCCTCAATAATTTTTAATGTTTTTGTATATTGATCAAAGTCAGGTCTAAGCTTACCGTATTTTTTCCATTCTTTAGTTGCTGCTTTACCAATCTTTCCTTTATACGGACAAGGAGTTCCTGCATTTTCCATTGCAGCAAATACTCTAGCATCTTGACAAAGTAACGATACAGCCGCAACTGCCATACCATTTGCTTTTAGTTCTCTTGCAAGTTTTATTCTTTCACAGTTTAAATCTCTAAATCCTTTACCACCTGATATACCTAGTCCAAAAGTTTGAACCCCTGCGCTTGCTCCAACAGAACAAACGTCATTACCTGAGCTACTTACACTAGGTGCATAAGCTGAAGGTGGAGCTGATTTTATGTTAGAAGTAGAATTATTAGTAGTGCTACTGTTACTACTAGAGCCAGATTCATACGTCGTAGACGCACTATAGCCGCCCTGTATCGAAGTATTTCCGCCAGATACATTATTTTGTTCGACATCCGCATATGCCAAAGATGCGAATAAACACACTATTGCTGTGAGTAATATTCTCATTCGGTCCCCTGTTAATTTAAAGAATATTATATGTTTTTTAAGTGAGGTGCAATTAAATTATTTTTTGCTCTAGGCCTGCTTTGCCTATTTTTAAAAGTATAAGTAATCTGAGCCTGTTTTTTAGCTTCAGAATCTCTAAATTTAACTAATTTAATAAAATCTTTGTAGTCCATAGTGGACTTATTATACACTATTTTAATCTTTTTGAGAAGTGTTATTTGGTTCTATCTCGTAGAACATTTTGTCCGAATCTTCTGTAACCCAGTTCGAACTTTCGCAATCCCAATAAGTATTTTGGACTTTATAATCTGGCCAACTTTTATCAGTAGTGAAGCTATTAACGTGCCAAATGCAACGATTATTAGGCTGAGCTGCATAATTACCATTTTTAAGTTGGATAATATGTGCGCACTTATGCTCTTGAGGGATTTCTGAGTGTTCAGTATTAAGTATATTGGTGTCAGGATGAGCCCAATCCACAGTAAATAAATAAGATCCATGATAAAATTTTTTATCTTTACCTCTAAATTTTCCGTCTACACCAGCCAGCCAATCAAAGCAATGAACGCTAGGCCAATAACTAAAACAGTTCCACAACTGTAACTCGTCGACCGACATATCCGGCACCTCGGCTCTTTGTAAATGTTTTTGGAAAAAAGCTGAGATAGGCAACCGATAGTAGACCGCACCATTCGGGAGCATGATGTGAAATAATAAGGCGCGTCCTGATATACTTGCAATCCCAAAGACCACACAGTCTTGCTCACCTTTTTTAGACATATCCATGTCATAGAGATACTCAGTCCTAATTTTGCAATAAATAGGTGGAATATTTGCGTTAAGATATGCCATATTTTCTCCTTAGTCATAAATGTCACCCCAATTCTCACCTGATTCATAATCAACTTTGTTGGGAACTTCTAGTTTAACAGCATTTTCCATAATCTCAACAATCTTATTTGCATGTTCTGAAGATTCAACAGATAAATCTAATTCATCGTGAATTTGAATATGTGCAACAATACCTTCTTTGTGTAAATCCAACATTGCTTTTTTTGTCATATCAGCAGCAGATCCTTGAATAAGTTTATTTAAAGCTTTGTAAGTATAAGCTCTTCTAATCCCTGGTCCGTGTTCCCTGAGTGCATCTTCATGAGGCAAGGCTTTGTGCATCCCAAACATGTTTGGCTCCCACAAATGAAACCTGCACAATCTCCCAAGAAGTGTTCGTATCTGACCACGTTGTTGTGCACGGTTAGAAGCAGAATTTGTAAGTTGTTTTACAAAAGGCACCTTAGCATGGTATTGCTCAAATAATTCTGCAGCTTTTTCTTTAGATACTCCAAGTTCAGCTTGTAATTTTGCTTTACCCATACCATAGAATAACCCAAGGTTAATAATTTTAGCCTGGTCTCTAGGTATTTCCGCCATCTCTGCCACCGTTTTGTGAAAGTCTGTATCGCTATTACTGTTGTATGCATCGACCACATCATATACAGATGGAAACTTATGTAGTGATGCATAATGTGCAACAAGTCTTGGTTCTTGTTGTGAGTAGTCAAAACAACCCCAAGTACAATTTTCTTCTGGTAAAAACAAAGATCTGATTAGGGGACCAAGATCTTTATTTCTGGCTGGAAGTTGTTGTAAATTGGGATTGTTGTAACTAAAACGACCTGTCACCGTACCTCCGGCATCAGAACGAATCTGGTTAATTTCTGCATGTATTCTACCTTTATGTTGAAACTTTAATATTGAATCAATAAACGTAGAATGAGCCTTGTTAATCTCTCTTGCTTTTGCTATCTTTTGTACCAGGGGATGTTTATGTTCCTGTAAAAAATTTTTAGTAAAGGAAGGTTCTTTTGATTTCTCGGTTCTTGTATATTCTAAACCAAGTTTATCAAACATTTTGGCAATCGATCTTGCAGCCATTATTTGGACATCTAGTCCTGTTTGTTTTTTTATTTCTAGCATTAACTGCTCTTCTTGTGAAATTAATTGTTGTTTCAATGTTTGAGCTCTTTCGGCATCGACCCTGACTCCTTTAAATCTCATGTCTACAAGACAAGGAAATAAATCTGTTTCTAACTGAAAAATAGACTCAATGTCCTGGTGCATAATTTCTTTTTTAAAACATTGCCATAACTCTAAGGTAAGTTCAGCATCTTTTTCTGCATAGGCCCCAACATACATTGCAGGAAGTTGCCACATATCTGCTTTTGGATCTAAACCTCTTGACTTTGCTTCTTCATTCAATGCAGCTTCATTTTTACCATGACCTAAATATTCCCAGGACAATGCATTTAATGTATAAGCATATCTATTCTCATCAATCAAACTTGCAGCAATCATGGTATCAAAAATACGGCCATTTATTTGTATGCCCATAGATCTTATCCAACATACATCATACATTGCGTTATGAAATATCTTGTCTGCTGAAGTTTTCATGGTATCTTTAAACCATGTTAGGACACGTTGTTTGTTCATATTCGGACCCGAGCCGTGTGCAATTGGAAAGTAAAACTTTCTTCCAGGCACAGCTACTGCAATTCCTACCACTTCACCATTACCTATCACAGATCCCGATCCTTTTGATTTAAGATCTGGATCTCTTGTTTCTAAGTCAACAGCAATTTCATCGTATGATCTTAGATCTGGAAATTCGTCAGGTTCAATCCATTCTGTCTGTGCTTCAAATATTGGTACTCTCATTTTATATTCCTTTCACAAAGTAAAAAATTAAAAGGCATGTAATTAAACCTAAATCAAATACTGCGGTTAATTTATAATTCATTATTCTTTATCCCAATTTTTTCTCATTCGTTCTATTTCTAATTCACAATAATGAATTATCTTATTTAGATCCTGAACACCACCCTTTTTCTGATAACGCACAACATATTTTATTACATTGCCTTGAAAAAAATTAAGATTGTTTTCCATAATAAATTTAAAAGGTTGAATTTTTAGTTTATAATGTTCACCACCAATTTGATTCATGGATGGAAATATTCTGTCTAAGTCTTGTTTACTGCTCATAAGTTATAGCCTTTCCTGTCTATTTTTGGTTTAAGTAGATAAAGATTTTCTTTAGCACGAGTCGTTCCAACATACCAGACTCGATGTTCTTCATCTTGTTTTTGTGTATTGATTTCCATTGCTCTTCGAATTTTTTCAGTGTTGTCTAAAATTAAAACAACATTTGTACATTCTCCGCCTTTAGCTGCATGGATTGTTGAAACTTTTATTCTAGGTTCTTCTCTAAGTTTTTCACCATTGGCTAACAATGTTCTGATGTAATAACTTTCATCCTGAGGTGCATTTGTAAAAGCATCAAACCATGGTGTTTGTTTTCTATATCCAATATCAGATATGAAAACTTCTGTTTTATTTTTTAGTTTAGATTCATCAAAATCAATACTTAAATATTCACAAATATCTTTAAAATCAGAAATAGAAACTGAGTTACCTTTTGTCATGTCAGTCCAAAGGTCAATACATTTTAAGAGTTTTGTATCAAAACTTTTTCCAAAAAAAGGTTTTTTATCATATTTAAAATAATTTTTATTTTCTTTTAACTGCTTGCATATTTCCTGACATCGATAAGTAGTTCTTCCTAAAATCAACCATTCTCCTTCAGATAAATCTAGACTATCAATAGAATAAATATGTTGAACATGTCCTTCAACATCACGCGCATTATATTGTTTTTCTTTTCGAACACCTTGTATACGATCAATAATAATCTGTGACTGTTCCATAATAAGCCTTGGAACCCTTCTCGATTGATTTAAAACAATGTCTTCATCAGCGGGCTCATTAACAAAACGATCTACATCTGCACCTGCCCAGGCAAAAATAGCTTGGTCATCATCTCCTGCTAAATAAATATCTTTTGATTTCTTTTTTAAAATATCAAATAAATCCCATTGTATGGGAGCTAAATCTTGAGCTTCATCAATAAAAACAACATCAAAATCAGGACATTTTTCTGAATGCTTGGTAAATTTTTCAATCATATCTGTATAGTCATCTAAATGAAAAGCTTCTTTAAACTGACAAAAGTTTTTATAAATATAAAGTAGAACGGTTAAATCAATATTAGAGCTCCATTCATTCGTATTATATTCATCTTCGACAGAAATCTTTTTGACTCGAGCTTTATTAATAAGTTTAAAATATTCATTATTAGAATTTAAAAAATAACTTTCATCGGTCTCCTGGACTCTAACACCAAGTTCCTCACCGATCTGTTCATAATGAACTGGCTGCATGACATTATCTTCACTCATACCTAAAGAATTAAAAGATAGAGAATGTAATGTTTGAAAAAATCTTAAATCTCTATTTTTAAATACACCTGGGTTTCTTTTTTTCATTCGTTCTTTTGCTTCTTCTGCAGCTTTTTTTGTAAATGCAAAATAACCAATACGGTGAAGAGGAGTTCCTTTACGAATGTAATCGTCCACTAAGTTAAGAAGGGTTGTTGTTTTACCAGTACCAGGAGGACCAAATATTTTTTTAATCATTAAAATATCTCCTCTCTCTTTTTCATTTGTACAAGTTCAATTGTCTCATTTTCTTTTTCTAATTTTTTACTAATTGGAATTTGAATAACTGTAATGGGTGGGTTAGACTTTTTATCTGTATCTTTTTTAGGAAATCTTTTTCCCATTTCTTCTGCACCATAATGATCCATCATAAACTTAATAGTTTCTTGTAACGTAAATTTTATTTCTTGGTTTTTTAAACGTTTATGAAAAGAATCTATTTTAAAAAAAGCAACATTATCTTCAATAAGAATAGATCCTGTCTTAAATGACGCAAATGTTTTTGCTTTAGTTCCATTAATATGTTCTTTTAATTGATTTTCAAATTGACCTTCTAATGTTGCACTTTTAGGTGGATCATAAATATTTTTTGGTGGAAACAATTTATTAATATGATCATCATATTGAAAAGGTCTGATGTCAGGCAAATGAATATCTGCATACTTTGTAACACAACCTTTGAGTAAAGCTTTGTTGTAAAATATATTTTGATTTGGAACTTTAACTTCTTTAACCTTACCATCCCTTAAGGTTACATCAAATGTATATTGAGGATCCGGTTGATAGTTTATTTTTGTTAAATTACTAAATGGAGGCCAGTTCTTTTTCTTATCAGATAATATACCAAAAGTTCTTTCTCTACATACTGGTTTTTGACACACACCAAAAATAGGATCTTCCTCACAGGTGTATCCTTTAGTTTCTTTTTTCCAGGCTTTTATTTTTTGTTGAACTTTAGCATCACCCCAAACTTTGTCATAAACAATATATTCACGAGCTGCTTCTAGTATTTTAGTTTCCCATTCATCAGGATATTTCTTTTTAGCAAACACCATATAATTATATAAAAAACGATCACGACCATCTTTTAATTTATCTTTGGTTAATATTTGTAAACAAGGTGGACCATCCTCAAATTCAGCACTACCACCCATCAACATTTTCTTTACGTGTTGGTTTGCAAAATTTTCTAATTCTTCTTTTGAATATCTATTAATTTTTACAACTTCCATAAACTCTTCAAAGGTTCTTTCTTTACCTTCAAAGGTTATTGAAACTCTTTCTTTTTTTCCAAAATAGGGAAGATTGATAAATTTACCATTAATCCATTCACCATCAGGATCTTGTCCTAATTCCGTTTGCATTGGATAAATTTCAATATTGGATGGTAAAGATAAAGAGAGTAATAACTTCTCTAAAAAATTTCTTAAGAAGATTGCTTTAACAGGTTCTTTTGTGAACACATATAAATGCAATCCACCTGATTTTGATTTAACCGGTACAACTGGTAAATCATATTTTGAAATTAAATCTAAATAAGTTTGGTAAGGAAAATTTGTATAGCTGTGCTGTTTATCATCTATATCAATTGCAGCAAAGCTGCACATTCCTTCATCATCACAAGGTTGAATACCAAGTGCTTGCTTTCCATTTAAGTGAGCAATGTAATCTTCTTTTGTAACTTCTTTATGTGCCCAATCATATTTGGGTCTTTTCTTTCCTGTCTTAGGATCAATAATAACTTGATCCATGTGAGCTTGTCCATGGTTTCTTTTTAAGCCTGTAAAGATCTCTATAAATAAATCTGTATACATATTTCCCCTAACTATTTACGGGTGGCTGCTAAACAATAAGCCACCCGTAGTTTTAAAGTGATGTAAATTACATGATAGAATCATCTGATTTCTCAGAAGATTCATTACCATGTTTTACTTTAACATCACCTTTTGAAACGCTTTCGTAGAAAGACTTAGCTTGTTGATACAATCCTTGATCTTCGATTGGACCAATTTTGCTAACTTCCCATCCAAACCATTGTCCTTTATCATTTGATTGAGGAACAGTTCTAAGTTTGTAAGTATGACTAAACGATGCAGGAGTGAACAATCCGTTCTTTCCTTTTAGCTTTATGCTTTGCATCATTGAGTTCCACTTTCTACTAGTTTTTAATTGCGTTGATTTCATGGCAATTAAAGCTGTAGTTGGAGTTTGACCATTAATGATTATAAAATGACTAGCAGTTTTTTCTACATAGTTGCCATTTGATAATCTATCTTTAAAGTCAGCTCCTCTAGTAGTTTGTGATAGGATGTCACTAGATGAAGGGTGAATCGCTACTGGAGCACCAGGACCTTCGCCTCTATCTTGCCACTCAATATATTCTAATTTGTAATGACAAGGTATGACTTGGATACCTTCTTCCCCATCAAACAAATCTCCAGTAACAGAGTTGTAAATCATTCCAGGCTCAGCGCCTTTAACGTATTTACCATCTCTCTTATTAACTTCTGGAGATAGTTGACCTAGGATTTTAAGGAATGGTAAAGCAAGATCATCATGACCTATATTACTCAAACCTTGGTCTGCATCGCTTTCAAGAAAGCTTACAGACAATGCACCAGCTTTTTCTTTTTCGACTACTGCATTTTGTTCTTGTTTCTTTTTTAATTGTTCTTGAGACATATTTTTTCCTCCTATGTTCTCGTTATTTTAGTTCGGCTTCCTGCGAACACATTAAATAGATCAGAGGGCATCTCTTTTCCAGATTCGAGACGCTCTCTGACCAGAGCCTTAAGTGTCATGGGTTCAACCTTTAATTTCTGGATAGGTTCATACCCTTGACCTTGCGCAAGGGATGCATACTGCACCGCCTTGTTATCTTCGTTACGACCAAAGGAAACAGTAACCTCATTTTTAATAAGATCACCCAGGCCATTTTCACGAAGCCATTTAAATGCTTCTTCCTTTTTTGCTACAGGAATGGAAGCACCGTAGACGGGCTTTACTTCTACAGCTGAGCCGTCTGCTAATTTCATTGTTTTAATGTTCATTTCAGTCATCATTGTTGGAATGGTGTCTCCTGAAAGAACTTCTGCTTGCTGTTTTAATTTTTTTAATTGCTCTTCAGCTCTAGCAATTTCATCTTCTAGCATAGAAAGTTTGTCAACTTGTTCTGCTAAAGATTTTTTATCAGCATCCGTAGATAACTTTAGCTGATCTTGTTTATCTTCTTCAAAGTTTATACTCATTGCTTTATGCCTTTCGTAGTTTGAGTTATAATTGTGTTTAATATAATGCCATAATATCCTATGTCAAGTCTATTCTTCAATCTTTCCCTGTTCATATAAATTAATCTCTATTGGATAGTAAGTGTGTTCCTGACGATCCCATTTTAAAAGATTGTATTTTCCGTTCGTTAAATCAGAAACAATTGAACACGCGACTCCAATAATTGCAGGATCGCCTGTAAGTAGAAGATAATCTTTTTCTGTATAATCTTTTAATAATTTTCTTAACTTAAACACAAGGGGACCTGGTGACATAATAATTTGACTAAATTCAGGCAATAATGTTTTTAATTTGCCGTATTTCGAAGCACCAATAACATTGAATTTTGGCGTTCCTTTGTTAGTTCCTGGTAATTCTTGTAATATGTAAACTTTACTTTCCATAATTTCTTGACAAGTAAATAACATTTATTATATAATCGTCAATAGAAAGATAAAAATAAACAAAGGTAAAAATTATGAATTATAAATTCAAAACTAAGCCATATGCGCATCAAATTACAGCGCTTGAAAAATCATGGAATAAAGAGGTTTACGCCTACTTTATGGAAATGGGAACCGGTAAATCAAAAGTCCTGATTGATAATATATCTATGCTCTATGATAAAGGTAAAATAAATGGGGCGCTAATTATAGCACCAAAAGGTGTTTATTCAAACTGGTATAATAATGAAATTCCAACACATATGCCTGAACATATTGAGAAAAAAATGGTACTCTGGAAGGCTTTAATCAATAAAAAACAAGAAACAGAGTTAAAAACTTTATTTGAACCAGGTGAAGATTTACACATTTTATTGATGAATGTTGAAGCTTTATCAACAAATAAAGGTGTTGAGTTTGCAGCTAAATTTATTCGCACACACAATGTACTAATGGCTATTGATGAGTCTACAACAATTAAAAGTCCGGATGCAAAAAGAACTAAAAATATTGTAGCCTTAGGAGAAAAAACAAAATACAGAAGAATTTTAACAGGTTCTCCTGTTACGAAAAATCCACTTGATCTATATAAACAATGTGAGTTCCTTGATCCTTGGTTACTTGGCCATAGCTCTTATTACACTTTCAGGACCAGGTATTCTATTATGCGAACCGCTAATTTTGGTGGTAGATCTGTTCAAATTGTTGTAGGTCATAAGAACTTACCAGAACTAGCTATGAAACTAGAATCGTTTTCATATCGTTGTTTAAAAGAAGATTGTTTAGATTTGCCTGAATATACTTTTACTAAACGTGTTATTCAAATGACACCAGAGCAAAAGAAAATATATACTCAAATGAAACAACTTGCTCTTGCTCAACTTGATGGCAAACTCATGACAACAGCAACTGCATTAGTTCAATTAATGAGACTTCATCAAATTACTTGTGGTCATTTTACTGCAGACGATGGAACTATTAAAGATGTAAAAAATGAACGATTGACTGCGTTAATGGAAACATTAGAAGAAGTGGAAGGTAAAGCCATTATATGGGCTCATTATAAACATGACATCAAGCAAATTGTTGCGGCAGTAGAAAAACAATATGGTAAAGAATCATATGTCACTTACTATGGTGAAACACCACAGGAGATTAGACAATCGAATATTGATAAGATTCAGGATCCAAATAGTCCTGTAAGATTTTTAATTGGTACTCCTCAAACAGGTGGCTATGGAATTACATAAACAGAAGCAAATGTTATGATTTATTACTCTAATGGTTATGATCTTGAAAAAAGAATTCAATCAGAAGCTAGGATTAATAGAGCAGGTCAAACTAGAAAAATGACTTATGTTGATATTATTTGTGAAGACACTGTAGATGATAAAATTGTAAAAGCCTTACGTAAGAAAATGGATATCGCTAGTAAAATCACAGGAGATGAACTTAAAGATTGGATCTAGTGAGCCAGTAAATACCAAACAAGTAAAAAAATAATTATAAACTCTATTGGCTTGACCCCTCTGAGATTTTTGTTGTGCCCAAAGGGATCATCGCCGAATGTCATTATTTAACTTCTATATCTTGTGCTTTAATTTCTTCTGGTTCATTAACACCAAGTTTTACAGATAGCACGCCATCTTTCATCTCAGCTTCATTTACCACAACATCTTTGTGTAGTTCAAATTGTTTGAAGAATTTTCTAGCAGCTAGTCCTTTTTGAACGTACTCTTTTTCAGAGTCTTCTACTTGACCAGATATAGATAGAACACCGTCTTTGTATTGAACTTTTACATTCTTCTTGTTGAAGCCTGCTAGTCCTACTTCAAGACCGTATTCACCTTTTCCATATTTTACCACGTTGTAAAATGGAAAAGATTTCATTGCTGAACCCACAGACATATTTGTAAACATATTATCAAATACGTCTTCAAAGAATTTATCTCCTTGAGTCCATACATCTTTGTTAAATTTATTGATTAAA